GAGATCGACGAGCGCGGCTTCGTCGAACGCGTTCGGCAGGATCTCGTGAAGGAGAATCCGGCGTTTGCCGATGACGGCGGCTTGTCGTCCCGGCTCTGGACCGCATATCGCGCCGCGCGCGCATTCGGCATCGAGCAGGACGAGAACATCGTCGCGTTCTTGAGGCTCGAGGCGTACGCGCCGAGCTTCTACGAGAAGCCCGCGACGAAGGCTTGGCTCACGCGCCCCGGCCGTTCAGCCGATGCGCGCTTTCATGACTATCTGCGCGTCATCAAATGGCGCATCGAACATCCGGACGGAGGGCTGGAGCATGGCGACATTGGCGTTGACGCTCTTGGAAGCGGCGATAACGGAGCTTGGTCCCGTCTTGGCGCGCGCTGGCGTCGCCTTGTTGGGCGGGGCGACGGTGGCGGGAACGGCGAGCCTGTCGGGTGACACGCCGAAGGAAGACAGCAAGGCGACGCCGGATGTACGCGCACTGCCGCGCACCGGCGAGAAGTGCAAGCAATGTCCGCCAGAGCAGACCGGCATCCCCGTGCGGAGGCATTACCGCATGAACCGCGAGCCTCGAGAATATCAGGGGCGAGTTACCGGCCGGCCGTATAGCGTCGAAGGAGGATGGAGCGAAGAATGGAGTTGGCTCGGCTTGGACTATGATGGGTTCCAAGCGAGTGAATGTCTGCTCCAAGAGGCGAAGGGCAACTTCGATCAGTTCTTCAGCCGCAAAACACGGCGGCCGATGAAGTGGTTTTCGGGTTTCCGCAAAATCGATCTACAGATCGAGGCTCGCGCCAATGTCGTACGAGCCAACCCTCCAACGAAGCTCAGGTATTACTTTCAAACACCACTGACGGCATCGTATTTCCGCGAGCGTCTCGCCCGCAACGGCATTGCCTACGTCGTGACAGGTTAAACATGAAATTCTTCTCACGCTTCATCGATAAATCGCGCGATGCGTCCAACGTCGCTGAGTACTTTGACGATCTGGGGAGGCTCGCCGAGGTGATCCACGAACACGCTCCAAAGTTCGATCGTTGGTATCTGACCGGCGAGACAAAAGAGGATGCATTGCTTTACAGCGCATTCGAACACTGGAAGCCGACGACGGCGGCACTCGCGGTGGTGCGCACCGAGCGAGGCAGTAACGACTATGCCTCTATTTCGCTATGGGACGGCGGCAACGAGGAAGAGGAATCCGCATCCCTGAGCTGCGTGATTACACCGAAGGACAATGCGAAGGAGATCGAGGCCGACTTCGTCAACGATCAGTTGTTCTCAATGGATTCGGCGCTCGCGATCGCCTCGACTCTGATTCAACTCACGTCGCCATCGTATCTGACCGTTCAGCCGTATGGCTACTTCGAGAAACAGGTGTTCGACGACAAGCCCGGCGTCGGCTGGATGCTCTACTTGCCGAAGGTCATCACGCAACAACAGGTTCCCGAGGCACGAGCGCTAATTCCCGTACCCGCCAAAGGCAAGCAAACCGGCACGATCATCGTCAGCGTCACGGACGCCCCGTTCTCGGTCGACAACCCCGAGCACGTCGCGATCGCGAACCGCATTGAGATCCGGCTCGTCGATCAAGACCTGCTCCCCGCCTACGTCGATATCTGAGCCAGCCGGCGCGATTACCGCGCCGGCCGCACGCGTCAAAACAGCCCGGCCGGCTCGGCTGAATCGTCCCAACTAAAAATAATCAGCTCGCGACGCTCGACGCCCTTCCCGCCGCCTATCGTGTACTGAATCGGCACGCTCTCGATATGGAAGCCGGCGAACACCCGCCGGATCTCCGGATGGTCGTTGAGGCTGACGATCGCTCGCCCCTTGATCGATCGAAGCCGCTCAGCCATCTTCTCGTATTCCTCGAAGGGGAACGGAACGCCGTACCCTTTCGTGTCGAGGTACGGCGGATCAAGGTAGAACAGGGTATGCGGCCGGTCATATCGATCGATGCAGGCAGCCCAATCGAGTCGCTCGATGTACGCATTCGCGAGCCGGATGTGCGCGGCTGAAAGCTCCTCCTCAATACGAAGCAGATTTAAGCCAGGCGGCGCTGTCGTCGCCGTTCCGAATGTATGCCCCTCGGCCGTGGCACCAAAGCAACTTTTCTGAAGGTAGTAGAACCGCGCAGCTCGCTGGATATCGGTGAGGGTTTCCGGGACCGTATGCTTGAGCCATTCGAACACTTGCCGGCTCGTCAGCGCCCATTTGAACTGACGCACGAACTCTTCGAGGTGGTGCCGAACGACGCGATACAGGTTCACCAGCTCGCCGTTGATGTCGTTGACTACCTCGACCTTGGCGGGCGGTCGCATGAAGTAAAGCGCAGCCCCGCCCGCGAAAACCTCGACGTAACAGTCGTGCTTCGGAAAGCGCGGAATGATGTGGTCCGCGAGACGACGCTTGCCGCCGATCCAAGGAATGATGGGATTTGCCATTGTGAAAGCCGTTTTTAAACTTGATGTAGAATCCGGCCCGCCTACGTAGGTAAGCAGGGCCTTGGCCGATTCACTGGCTCAGACAGTGGAAAGGCGACCGGCACGCGTGTTCCCGCACGCGCGCCGGTCGCCCTGTTTCTCGTTACTTCCGCTCGCAGCCCGGCGTCTCAGGCCGCGCCGCGCACACGTAGCCCTGTAGGGCCGTCAGTTTGTCGATCTCGCGCTGGTCGTCCCCGGCGACTGCAAAAACGCGCTCCGCAACCGCTGCGTCGACGTCTGCATAGGCGGCGGCACCATCGCCCATGCCGGCGGCGCTGGAAGCGCCGGACATGCCGTCGCGATCGGCTGCCGCGCAGTTTCGGACGGCGACGCGCAGCCGCTCAGTGCCAGCGGCAAGAGCAGCCCGCAGGCTGCGACTCTCTGCTTCATGCTCGTTCCTCTCCTTCGTGGTTCGTTGGTCGACGGCGGCCACCGCCGACGCCGCCGCATCGTGCGCGGCGATCGCGCGCTGCTCGGCGTCGAGCGCCGCTTGCGAGATCGCGTCCAACGCTTCGGCGTGCCGCAGTGCGTCGAGCGCTCGCGCGACCTGCTCGTCGGCAAGCCGACGTGCGCCGATCAGGTGTTCAATCCCAGCGCCGGCCGCCATGCCAAGCAGCGCGGCCAACAGATACGGGGTTGCTTTCGGCATCACAGTCCCCGCTCACAGATCGCGCGCTCTTCCGCGCGCCGCTTCACCAAGCCGGGCATCTCCCGACCCCGCGCCGTCACCCATTGCGGGCGACCGTCGTCGGACTCGTTGATCGCGCGGCATGCGCCGCGCAGGTCGCCCACGTTGAAGCGCTTCGCCGTCGTGCTGGCGCAGTAGGCATTCGCGCCGACGTTGTATGCAAAGCTCACGGCCGCCGCGAGCTGATACGGACGATCCTTCAGCCCCGGCGTGCAACGCAGCACGGGTTCGGCGTGCGCAATCAGTTGCGTTTCGAGTGCTGCGCGGCACTCGGCCTCGCTGTACGCCTTGCCGACGACGACGTCGCGCGTGTCGCCCATGCATTTCGTCGGGATGCCGACCGGGTCGAGATAGCCCACCAGCTTGACGCCCTCGAACTTCGGCACGACCAGGGGCATGCACGCACGCCTCGACGCGCTTTGCATCGAGATCCGCGCCCTTGTGAGCGACGTCTCGCACTCGGCCGACATCGTGCTGCTCGACCTGATGGCCGACGATGCCGGCAGCTACGCACGGCACAAAGCGGCGCAGGACGCTCGCACGTGGGCCGCAGCCGCCGGCGTCACGCTCGAAACGGGTTTGATGCAGCTCGGCCGGGCGATACCACGCGATCAGAATTGAGGATGACCATGAACGACAAACAGAACACCGCACCGAACTGGTTGCAGGAAGGCGATCTGCTCTATCGCCTCGCGATCGACACGCACCAGCAAAATCATGACGAGATTTCTGTCACGCTGGCCGAAGGATCACGCGACATGCGGGCGCGGGCGGCGCGGGCGGCTGAGCTTCGCGAAGCCTTGAATGGAGTCGAACCCAATAAGCCAACCGGCAGCGCAACATCCCAAGCGCTCGCGAGACTTAGACGGCTCATCGCCGCCGACGAATACTCGATGTCGTTTCAGACGATACGACAATATCGCTCCGCGCTGCTGCGCGAGATCGACCGCACAAGTCCCACTCCCCCGGCCGCGATCGCGATGACACACGAACAGAACGCGGCAATCGAATTCGCGCTCGGCGCATGTGCCGGCCATCCGGCCGGCGAGCAGCATGTGGCCGCGCTTGAATCGCTCCTAAACGACAGCAATGACGCACAGATCGGAATACAACTAACCAACGCTGCTCACGACGTGCTCATCGAGCGCCGCCGCCAGATCGAGCAGGAAGGCTGGACGCCGGAACACGACGATAAATGCGGCGACCTCGAGATGTCCTGTGCAGCAGGGTGCTATGCCATGTACACGCTCGCATATCCCGCTGGCGATCCACCGCCGCCGTGGCCTTGGGCCACCGATTGGTGGAAGCCGACAACGCAGCGTCGCAATCTCGTCAAGGCCGCCGCACTGATCCTCGCGGAACTCGAACGGCTCGATCGGCTCCGGGCTCGCGCGGGAGAACGCAAATGAGCCTTCTGACTCGCGCATACATACTTGAGAAGTACGGCCCGCGCATGACGTTAGCGCAGCTAGCACAGCTCCTTCTCATGTCGGAGGGAACTATCCGCAATCAGATTAGCGCCGAGACGTTCCCGATCGCGACGTACAAGGAGGGCAGCGGGCGCTTCGCCGCTTACGATGCCGTCGCGGATTACCTCGATGAAATGTCGGCGCAGGCGCGACGAAAGGCGGCTTGACGGCCGCGCATGGGCCGCCGCCGGCGGCTCCACTAATCGCGGTTCATGACCGTCAACTGCCCCTTCTTTGCAACCTGATCCGGTCGCAGATTCGTGTACCGCTTCAGGTTGCGCCAGTCCTTGTGGCCGGTGACGGCCGCCACCTCCGGGATATCCCATCCATCCTCGAATAGCGCACTCGTCGCCTCATGCCGAAGATCGTGCAGCCGCAAATCGTCGATCCCTTTGTCCACACACGCCCGCTTGAAGTACTTGCTGGCCGTGCTCTTGTCGAATCGGAATATGAACTCGTTCGGATGCGGCTCGATCGCCGGCTCTGCCTTGCGCTTCGCTTCGTACTCGGGCGGCACCGGATATCGCGGCTGACGTAGCAGTACTTCGAGCGAGTCTCCAATCAACGGCACCCACTCGTCGTTTCCTTTCTTCTGCCGAGGGTGCTTTCGATCACGCACGAGCGCGAGGCGGCGCTCGACGTCGAGATCGGACCACGTAAGCCGGAACAATTCGCCGCGACGGAACGCGCTCTTCATAGCGACACGAATCACGTCCGGCACTGCCTGCTCTCGCTCAGGATGCTCCGCGAACCACTCGAATATCTTCACAATCTCATCGCGCGTCGGCCGCCGATTCCGATGGTTGCCTGGCCCGATAAGCCGCAAGTGATCGAGAGTCGGCCGCGCGATACTTGGTGCATGCGGCAATCGCAGATCGAGGAGTGACGCCATGTGCTTGAAAACGGTCCCGAGCTTCGAGATATCCATGTCGATGGTGTACTGGCCAGCACCCTCCTTCTTTCGCAATTGAGCGAACTTGACCAATCGCTGCGTTGACAGCTTCGCGGCTACTTCATCATCAAAGTGACTTTCTAGTCGTGCGAGCATGTAATGTTCATTCGACTTCTCGCCAACCGGTCGGCCGGACTCCTTTCGGGTCTCTCGATAGCGCCTCACCAGTTCGCCAACCGTGATGGTTTCTTCGACCGCCGCCTCGCGCCCCTTGTCGATCGACGATTCGATGTCGCGTGCCCAAGCCTCGGCCGCTCCCTTTGTTCGAAATGTCTTTGATATACTCTTGCTCCCTAGCCGGCGGACCTGAGCCCGCCAGCGAGAGCCAATCTGGATGATTGACGCCACGTGCTACCCCGTTGAAAAACTGTAGCAACGCGGGCCGAATATGGCGTGCTACAGGGTGGTTTTGTAGCAAAAGTGTAGCAGAGACGGCGTTAAATCCTCTGTCATGGCGTGTCATTCCGCGTCATCAGTCGATTGGCAGAAATCGCCGAAAGGCAAGCGGAACAAGGCTGAGAACCCGATTTACAAGGGTTTGATCCATCCCGCTCAAACTATCCGCCCCCCGTAGTTCAATGGATAGAACAAGCGCCTCCTAAGCGCTAGATACAGGTTCGATTCCTGTCGGGGGGGCCAGCCAAGCCCCAAACCTTCCCCAAGCTTCGCAAGAAATACCCCCAGAATCACCGTCTGGCGGGCCTCCCAGCCTCTAACGTTGCCCAAGGTTGCCCAGTGACAGCCAGCGAATCTGCTGGTATTTTTGCTGGCATCTCCAGATACCAGCAATCGAGATACCAGCAGATGCCGCTTACTGATGTGCAGGTCCGAAACGCGAAGGCCGGGACCACTCCGTACAAGCTCACCGACGGCGAGGGGATGTACTTGTTCGTCCACCCGAACGGCGGAAAGTACTGGCGCATGTTCTACCGCTTCCTTGGCAAGCAGAAAACGCTGGCCCTTGGCGTGTACCCGGCCGTCACGCTGGCGGCGGCGCGCAAGAAGCGCGACGAGGCGCGCGAGCAGCTCGCCGCCGGGATCGATCCGGGAGAAGCAAAAAAGGAAGCCAAGCGGACCGCAGAGATCGCCGCCACCAATTCATTCGAGGCGGTGGCCCGCGAGTGGTACGACTCCCAACGCGCGGGATGGACGGATGGCTACGCCGAGAAGGTGATGCACTCGCTTGAGGTCGACGCCTTTCCGAAGATCGGCGCGCGTCCCATCACCGAGATTGACGCCCCGCAGATGCTCGCTATCGTGCGCGCGGTAGAAGCGCGAGGGGTACGGGAGACGGCGAAGCGTATTCTTCAACGCTCGCGGGCGGTGTTCCAGTACGGAATCATGACCGGGCGATGCACGAGGAACCCGGCAGCGGATATCGACGCGCAGACGGTATTGAAGAAAGGGCCGGGCGTCCAGCACATGGCCCGCGTCAAGGCGACCGAGATACCGCAGCTCATGCGCGACATTGACGCCTACCAAGGCGACCTAGTCACCCGGCTTGCGCTCCGCTTCATGGCACTTTCCTTCGTACGCACGGCGGAAATGATTCGTGCGGAATGGCCGGAGTTTAACGAAGACGCCGCAGAATGGCGCGTACCAGCGGAACGCATGAAGATGCGTGACCCGCATATCGTGCCTCTATCGCGTCAGGCGCTCGGCGTGCTCGCCGAGCTACGCGCGATCAACGGCCACCATCGCTTTGTGTTTTACAGCGTGCAAGGCCGCAGCCACATCTCGAACAACACCATGCTCTACGCGCTGTATCGCATGGGCTATAAATCCCGGATGACGGGGCACGGCTTTCGCGGATTGGCGGCCACGGCCCTACGCGAGCTTGGATTCATCCGGGACGTTGTTGAACGACAGATGGCGCATGCCGAGCGCAACCAAGTAACGGCCGCCTACGTTCACGCTGAATACCTGCCCGAGCGCAGGCGAATGATGCAGGCATGGGGTGACCATCTCGACCGTCTCAAAGCAGGAGCAGAGATCATCCCGATCGCAGCGGCGCGGTAAGCCCCACCTACCGACAAAGTGCGAGCGCGTCCCGTCTGTCGGCTCATAGGGACGCGCTGCGAGCGCGAATCATTTGAGCGTACGAATGCACGGGCAGCCGCCGCCCAATCACATCATGCCGTGTGACTTCGCGTAGTCCCGTAGCGCATCGTTCATGCGTGTTTGCCATCCTTCGCCCTGCGCTTTGTAGGCGCTCACGATGTCAGGATCGATCCGCAGCTTAAGCGGGGTCTTGGGATTGGCCGACTTCGGTCGACCACGCGGTTTCGTCAGTTTGGCTGCAACATCCTTGCCGAACAGTTCAGTCAACACCTCCTCGGCCGGACGCGCACGCGCGAAGTCGGCGTCGGTCCACTCCGGATTCTCGTCAACTGGATTACGTACTTTTCGCTTGCTCATATCTTTTCACCTCGCGGGAGTTAGCCTTGCGCAGGCTGATGACGTGAACCATGCCGTCGCGCGGCGTGAACACCAGCATATGAAGGCGATCGCCGATGCGGCCGAGCGCCTGAAAGCGGCGTTCCGGGTACATCATCCGAACATCTTCCACGATCAGCGCGCCCGCCATCTCAAATTCACGCGCCAGCTCAAACGAAAGTCCACGCTCGACAATGTTCCTTTCGCTCTTATTTGGGTCGTAGGTAATGTCCATGACAATAAATGTACCCCCAAGAAATCAGAGATGCAAGGGATATTTGTACCCCCATGAAATTGTCGGCGTGCTCAATGGCAGAATCGGGGCTGCTTCCGGACGGCAGGAATTCGGAGCACTGGACTTGATTAGTGCGTCCCTTTTTCACATGCGCCCCACCGCACTTCCCCAACCAAACCGGCACCGCAGCCCCCCGTTTCGTCCCGGTATGAATGTGTCCCCCTAGTGTTGGCCACCAGTAGAGAAAGGGCGCGGGTGTGAGCCCCCGCATATCGTCTATGCCATGGGGCCCCCGCGTTCCCGACCGGCGAACCTTTGCGGTGAACGCAATAATGTCGGGGCGAGTGCGTCGCGGACTCTCCTTGCGGGAACGCGTTTTCGATGGCCGCCAATTCCCGGAGAGCCGCGCCCGGTCTACGTTTGCGCTTGTCTCGCGGGTCCGACACAAAGCCGCTCAGTGCAAAACGAGTTGGAGATTTGGAGATAAACGCTCGAATCGGTCGCAAAGCCTTGTGACATAAGGCTTTGACTATCTCCAAACAGGGTTGGAGAGCGCTGGAGATACTGGAGATAAACGGACCCGGATCGTTACGAATCCAGCAAGATTCGCCGAGCACGCGCCGCCCGGTTCTGTCTGGTGCGTGATCTTCAAAGCGGCTTTGATGCAGGCACGAAATCGCGCGCAAAGGAATGTCCGCCGCCGCCTCCCGCACGGCGGCGGTACGGGTCACAGTTCGAGCGTGAAGATGGACGGACGGACGCGGTACACCATGAACTTCCCGTGGCCGGGGATGTATTCCTGTCGATACGGATAGCCATCGCTGCGCGGCATCAGCACGCCGCGCTTCATCAACGCCTTGGCGACCATCTTGTGATCGAAGCCGGCGCACACGTCCTTGCGGAACACGGCCGCCTCGATCAGATATTCCGTCTCGACGTGCTCCGCGTCGTCAGCGCTCATCTTGCCACCGAACTCGGCGTAATACTCGCGATCGGACGCGATCGCCGTGCGGCGCTCGTCGCGCTTCACGTGCTGCTTGAAGCCCGCCCGGTGCGGCACGTTCGGCCGATGATCGTCCTGCGCGCGGTTCATCCACACGAAACGATTGTCGCCGTGCGCGACGAGGAAATGCAGCACTTGACGCACGGCTTCCGCCTCGTCCGAATTGCCCGCGCCGCCGCGCAACTCCATCCAGCCCTCGAAGCAACGACGCGCCGCCTCGACCGACGCGCCTTCCGGCCAGCCGGTCAGCCCGTGCGCGGTCGCCAGCTCGCCCGCCACCGCGACGAGGCAGAAGCGTTTCGCGACACGGGCCACCTGCGAATGCGCACCCTCCGGCACCCATTCCGTCACCAGCTCGTCAACGCGCGTGCGCAGATGTTCCGCCAGTTCATCGGCCTGCGCGGATGCGAACTCGATGAACGCCGGCCCGGCCGTGCCGTAGTGTTTGCCTGCGTGCCGCTCGAGATGCTCGATCAACGCGGCCGGCGTCGGGAAGCCGTGCAGGTCTTCCACTACGCCCATGTCGCCCACTTCGGCGGGAATCGCCGGCAAGCGCACCTCAATGCCGCCCTTCATCGGCTTGTTCGCTTCGGCCATCAGCGCGGACACGCTCTTTTCGCCGTTCGACAGGAACAGCAGCCGCCACGTCAGCACCGGCTTGGCCGAACCGTTGCGCGACGCGCGCGCCTTGCCCGACTCGTTCGCGAGCATGTAAATCACATCGCCGACCAAGCGCGGCTCGACCTGCCCGATTTCATCGAGGATCAGCAGTGCGTCGCTGTGCTGCGTGGCGACCGCTTCGAGCGCGTTGTCGGTCGCCTTCCAGCTCCGCACGTAGTCCGGCGAGCCGAACACGGACGCGGCGATCACGCCGCCCGTCGACTTGCCCTTGGAGGTTGTGCCGAGCAGGTGAAAGCCGCCCGACTGAAGCCCGGAGAAGTGCAGCAGCGGACCAGCGAAGGCGGTAGCGACGCAGAACAGCAGCCGGCTATTGCCGACGCAGTAGGCCGCGACCTCGCGTTGCCAGTCGTCCAGCGTGCCGCGCTCCTTGAACTGGCTCTGGATCGGCGTATCGGCCTGATAGATCAGCGCCTCTTTGCCGGTCCCGATGACGCGATCGGGCAGCACGAACGCGCCGTGATGCCAGCCGACGCGCGGCACGCAGCGCACGCGCTCGTCGGGCCGCGCCATCTGGATATAGTTCGCGATCTGCGTGCGGGCGGTCTGTGTGACACCAAGCTTCACGCCCATATCGAGCAGCATGCGCCGCAGCTCGGTGCCGTCGCCCGCGAACAGGCCGGCCGGCACCGCCCATCGCTTGAGGATGCCGTCGCGGTCGGTGAATTCCAGCAGGTAGCCCCATTCGCTGCTCATCTCGTTGCGCGTCTCGGCGATTACGTCGATGCGCGTGCTGATCCAATGCGGCGGCAGCGGATCGCCCTGATTGTTGAAGCCGTGATACCAGACGCCTTCGTCGTCGACCTCGAACCGCCACGTGCCATCCTGCGCGCGAGCCGTTTTCGGGCGCTTGGCGGGCTTCGCGACTGGCGACCTAGCCTTGCCCTTGTCGGCGTCCGACGAGCCGGCCGGAGTGAGCGCCGCGCGCACGGCAGCGGCTACCGCATCCGGGCCGAGGTGGGCGGCCAAGTCGTTGAAGTCCGTACCGGCCGCCGGACGGTTCGGGCCGAAGTCGGGAACGGCCACCGCGCAGCCTACCGCGTCGGCTGCCGCGCGAGCCTTCGTGACGCCCGGATTGCCGTTTGTCGTGTGGTCGTCGTCGGCGCACACGATGAGGTGCGCGTCCGGATACCGACCGCGCAGCGCTGTCGCGATAGCGTGCAGGTTGCCGGCGTCGAACGCGACGGCGGCCGGGTAGCCCGTCGCGGCCGCGAGCGTCGCGCACGTGGCGTAACCCTCGCCGATCAGCAAGACCGAAGATACCGCGCCGCCGATCAGCGAGAAACAGCCTGCCTTACTGCCATTCGGCAGATAGCGTTTCTGACCATCGGTCAGGATGAATTCGAGCGTCCACAGCTTGCCGTCCGCATCACGCGCCGGAATGACGAGTGCGCCGTCGCATGCGGCCGTGCCGATGCTCAGGTTACCGCGATAGACGCGCAGCGCGTCGGCGGGGATGCGTTTGCGAACGAGGTAGGGGTGATCGGTCGGCGCGGGCTCGGCCGCCGACCAGATCGATTGGGCGAGCGCCGACGCGGCTTGCTGCTTCTCGGTCAGCGTCGCCAGCTCGGCTGCCTCGCGGGCGGCGCGTTCAGCGTGCTGCCGTTCGCGCTGCGCTGGATCGACCGGCTTGGCGCGATGCGCACGCGGATCGAAACCCCCTTGCTTGGCAAGGTGGAACAGCGTGTTGATGGTGATCTTGCCGCCCTTGAACGACTTCCACACATCGCGGGCGTCTTTCGCGTTGTAGCTCTGCGCGCCTTGGCCCCATTCGTTCCAGAGGGCGAAACCCTCTTCGCCAAACTCGGCCTTGAGCGCCATCCCGGCCTGACGCCACGTGTCGCGATCGTCGGCCGGAACATAGCCGAGCGCGACGCTCGCCCGCTCGAATTCGGACATGGGTGCGTTACTCATAGATTCCCATTGGACGCGCGCCGGCCAGCTATCCGATTAGTAATCCATATCGGCAAATCAGTTGCCCGGCGCGCGAAGAATTGAATGATGCTGACGGCCGCCTAGCGGCCGAGCATCATGGTCACCTCAGTGCGTCGTGCGCGGATCGCGCGTGACGACGCCGAGCGCCGCGAACAGGTGCTGCTGCACGCGCCCCATCAGGCCGGCGGCGAACGCGTGGCGGCTGACCGTGACGCGATGCGCATCGACCTCGCCGTCGTCGCGCATGCCGGCTTTCAGCCCGCGCACGAAGGCATCGACCTGAAAGGCGGCGTAGTCGTACAGACGCACTTCGCCTTTCAGCTCAAGCCATGCGTCGGCGCAGACCGCGCCGAGGTCAACGGCGAATTGCAGTTCGATCGATGCGCCCGTGTCGAGCGGCGGCGCGTTGTCGAATCCGTCAATCACGGCGGTTCGGACGTACTGGCTCATTGCGCACCTCCGACATCGGTCATCGCGAAGGCCAGTTCGCGCAGTTCGCTCGCCATGCCCTGCACCAGCCAAAGCAGGTTGACGCGCGCGCCCGCGCTCATGTCTTGAAACGTCGTAAAGCCGTCGTCGGCGAACGCCAGCAGCAACGATTCGAGGTGCATGGCACGGCTCGCGACGAAGTGAGACAACGCGAGCGTGCCGGCGAATTCGATGCGGCGGCCGTCGTTCATGTGGATCGACAACGCGTCAGCCATGCCGCACCTCCGCACGCACGAGCGCCGCGATGGCGACGAGTGCCGCGCCGGTCGCGTCGAGCGCGGTTTGGTACGTGTCGGCGGTAGCTGCTTCGCGCAGCGCGGCGCGGATGATCGAATGGATAAGGGGAACGTTTCGCCCGGAATGGGCGTGCGTCGGCTGGCGCATTGGGTGCGACCTCCTCGGATGGGTTGGCTAACCCGGCCCTCAACGCCAATTGAGGTGGCCGGGCACATGGCGGCGTTGGCGTACCGGAACCCGAGGACACCGGCGAGCGCGAGCGCTCCACCACCAAGGCCCGACCATAGGAGGCGCTTAGTGTGCGGACGTAAAAAAACCGCGCTGAGGCGGTTGTCCGCCTCGGGAATTTGCCGGACGCCAATCCGGACCGCTGTTGTCTCAGCGACGCTCATAGGATACCGCGCGACGCCGCGCGGCGCAAATTCGCACAGCAACAGGCCGGTAACGACGGAGCGGCCCAGCCGCAGCCGGTCGCACCGCGTCATGGCAAAGTGACTTTGGATGCGCGCGATCGTCATGCGCTCAGCCCGTCTTCGACCAGCGTGACCGCGATGCGTTGTAGCCGAACGGCGGCGCGGGCGTGTTGGTCGTTGCCACGCGACCAAAGCACATCCGTGATCGCGTCAATCTGCTGAACCGTCGGATCGGCGAGCGGCCGGCCGGCATCGTCCAACGCGTCGCCCAAATCGAGTGCCGCGCTTTCCAGCTCGCTCGGGAGCACAATGCGCGACGCGGGCGACAGAGTGCCCGGCGCGACGAGCAGCCGGGCAATTTGCGTTGCGTGAATCGCCGCCAGATGGCAGGCGCGGCTATCCGACTCCCAGAGGGCGGTCGACACGCGCTCCAGGAACGCGGCCATGCGAAGGAGATCGGGATTACCGCACGTCACGCGCGCGTCTTCGAACGCCACGCAAGCGTCGAACCACGCGCGGCGCGCATAAATGGACGGCTGCGTCGACATGCACTCGCGCGCCTTCGTCAAGTTGACCGTCATTACGCGCCCTTCGCCGTCTGGTTCGCCGCGTCGACAGCGCGATAGTTCAACGGATCGGCCATCCAGCGATGAAGCTCGCGATTCGACCAGACCGTGCAGCGCTGCGTCAGACGACTCGCACGCGGAAAGCGCCCTTCCAACTCACGCTGGCGGACGGTTTCGCGGGACAAGGGAATGAAAGGACGGAGATCGCCCCAACGCGAAAAACCATCAAGCGGCAGTCCAACCGGGGCAGGTGTTGCGACTGTGTTTTTTGCGGACATTCGTGCTCCCTAAGCATAGCTGTGCCACCATCGACACAGGCCGGAAGCCTGAAGCACGAAACGCGATCGACGTATCGACAATCGCGTTTCGGTCACGTAAAACAAGACTGTCGTTACCTCAATCGCGCTTTACCGGTTCACCCGGCGAGCCACGCCCTTTTCAACTTTCGCACGTGATCCGCCGTGACGCCGAAGCGAGCCGCAATGTCCGAACAGATGTTGCGTCCCTGAAAGTCTTCACCGTTACGCCGACGACGACTGAACTCTTCGATGATCTTCGTATTCTTCGCTTTCGAGAGCCGCGCCGCCTGAGCCGGTTTGATGGCCTTTTGCCTTTCCAGCTTTGCTTGCTCCTGCCGTTCTCGCTGTTCGGCTTCGAGCAGTGCCAAATGTGCGCGCGACATTTCGTGTTCTTCCGCACGCTCGGCAATCTGCTCATGCAACGCATTGATTCGTTCCAGCAGCGCGGATTCAGTTTTACGTCGCGCGTAGAGCACGACACCTTCCAATGTGCGACTGTTGAACAGTTCGTGCTTCATCAGCTCTTGCGCGGTGCGCAGATCATCCTCGTCAACGCATTTGACCAGCAGGCCGGCCAGCAAGGCCATCGCCTCACCAACCGGCACGTCACGTGGAATGATGTCTTGCATCTGCCCGAATGGACTTTCACCATCCTCCGCAGCAAAAGGCTGGGACGCTCGGTGTTTTGCGTCTGCGGCGGCGGAAGAGAGAATGCTTCTTCTGACGCATTGCCTTGAACGCCGCGAACGAATGCCGGCGCGAGGTTTATGCGTGAGAACTGGACTAGGTGTCTTTATACGTAGCAATAGCGCACCCTTCTGTGCGGCCTTCACGAAGAACGCCGAGCCAGCCGGTGAAGGTATCCGGTTTTCAGGTGGCCGCCCTAGGCTCGACGGACCGCATTTTCTCACGACTTACTTCACCGGTTCGGCATCTTCCGCTACCCGCTTCAACTTAAGAACGACCGGCACCACTTCACGGTCCAAAACCCGTTCGCGGGTGTAGATAAGACTTGGCCCCTCCGGGTCATAGGTCAATCCAGCGAACAACACTGTTTCCATTACATGCGGCGATTCCTCCGCAAGACGAGCGTAATTTCTGACCGTCCAACTAAGGACAGCTCGATGTAAACCTTGTACGCCCGTGTTACGTTCTCTGCTCAAAAGAAATATGTCTGCATACGTCTGGAAGCGTATCGAGGGATGTCGGCAATGACCGAAAGTGTGTACCGAGCGACGAACCTATTCTCTCAAAAACCCGAACTCCGGAGAACTCGACGTGAAAATACGGCCAATCCAACGGGCCAAAGTGACGAATACAATGAACATCGTAATTATTATGAAATTCGTTCTTCAATATATCCACATACGCGTGTTGTGCACGCTCAATCTTCTCAATTAGTTGTCCACTCCCCTTTTTAGTGGACGCCCACTTAATAGCTTGCCTACGAGCCCCCGAGAAGGGTTGACGCCACGCGACCGAAATTTGGCACCAATTTGCATTAACGAGCCTCATACCAGCCGTTATACAATATACAGATGGAAATTCGAGCGAGACAATATACCGCGACTCTCCAATTTCGACGACCCTTGATGTTTTTTCAACATTCGGCCGCACTGGCCACACCAGCCGGCCAGTGACGCGAAACGAATTTAAGCTCATAGAAAGACGTTATGCGATATTATTGAGATGTAAGATTGTCAACCCGTTCCGCCAACTCCACAAAAGCCTGCTGAAATTTATCCCGGCTCTCGGAAAAACTATCCAGTACGGAACCTTGTGCCTTCAATTGATCTTCGGTCAATGCAAAGACAGCCGTCGCACACTCCTGCGAACGAGCAATCAGACTATTAAAGTCTGAAATTTGGGCCAGCTCAATATAAGGAGAATCCTTGATCGCCCTTTTCAATTGCGATCGACTTAGCGCCATTGAATATTTATCCAACGCCGGAAGCAATACTTCATCCACCCGCTCCACGATTTGATCAATCCACTCTTGGAATGCCGCCGCAGGCTTTCCGAGTCGCGGTCTATATTTCTGCGAAATCAAACCAATGAACTTGGGATTCTGTTCGGGGATCAAATATGACCTTCCCTCTTGCTGGGAGCGCAGTTCCGAGGCTGTCTGAGCCCATCTTGGGAGCGTCTTCGCGAGTGAGTCAATCGCAAGCAAGCAGAAATAATCCGGACTCGTAGGAATTATAAAATAGTCACTTTGCATCAACAGGTTCTGATTAAGAGCACCAATACTTGGACTCATATCAATCAGCACGATATCGCAACCGTGCGCTTCCGCGGTCTCACGAATAAGATACCCAAAGGCACCCGGCAAGTTTTGAAGTATGGGCATCGCTGAAGTCAACCGATGTGCCATAGACAATTCGGGCTCAAACATTGCTATGTCAAGATGACCAGCGAGCAGAAATAAATTTTCCCGCTGACTTTCAGAGACCTCGGCCGGCTTTAGGCGCTCCGGGCTACCTGCAAATGCGGGCTTAATTGCTTCATAAATGTTAGCCTGTGGATGTCTTTTATAGAATTTTGCAAAATCTTTCAGACCACTGAAAGACAATACCATCCCGGTAAGATTGCATTGAGGATCAGTATCAACCAATAGGACACGATGACCTCGGTCAGCCAACGCCCAACCTAAGTTGAAAGTCGTTGTCGTTTTACTAACGCCACCTTTGTGATTGAAGAGAGAAATAATTCTCGGCATTTTTGGCCTCTAGTAATACAAATGGCATCCAACCAGAGCAGAAATCCCTTGCGACACGCCCACGGAAAGTGCGCTGAAAGCTGCGATGCCTGCTTGTGTCGGTGCGACGTCGATCGTATGACGAAGTGTATCAAGCTATTGAAGGGCTCCGGGGGACAAGTTGGAAGGCAACGTCTTTGCACGTTCCTAATTGATTGCCTGCCGAGGACCGAGGAAGGGCTGCAGCCCGCACTTAAATTTCGCCACGGCCAAGAGGGGGCGGCGCGGCGGATTCTTTGCGCGCGCTCCAGATGAGGCAGGACCTTCAGAACAGTTTGGCGACCCGGAGACACAATGGCGTGTCTCCAAGTCTATCTCCAAGAAAATATGTACTTTGGAGATAGACTTGGAGATACCCACATCCTTGCCAGACAAGGCTCACAAGCCGAAACGAGGGTTTATCTCCAAATCTCCAGACGTTTTTGCTGCCGACGGCATGGCATAGTCACGACCGACTCTCTCTTCGACTGATCGAGCCTACGCCAATGCGGTTGTTGGTATTTTTGTTGGTATCTGCTTATCTGTTGTTCCGGAATGGCATATACAGCCTAGAGATATGAATTCTGTCGGGGGACCAACCAAGCCCCAAACCACTCCCAAGATTCACAAGAAACTCCCCGCTCGGGCCCGTCTGGCGGCCTTCTAGCTCCCATCGTTACCCAAGGTTGCTCCGCGACAGCCGGAGAAAGTGTTGGTATTTTTTGCTGGTATCAGCCGATACCAGCAACAGAGATACCAACAATGCCGCTCACGCCGTGCAGGTACGGAACGCGAAGGCCAGCGCGGCCCCGTACAAACTCACGGACGGCAACGGAATGTTCTTGCTCGTCCAACCGAACGGCGCGAAGTACCGGCGTTTGTCCTAGCGCTTCCTCGGCAAACAGTGGAGTTGACCCTGTAATCCCGGACACGGCGTCACACTAAGGTTGCTGAATCCATCGAGCGCCGGAACTCGCGAGGCGAGCGGTACTTCAGTGCGCT